CCTTTTGAACGAAGAGGAAAGATTTGAAATCTTCTACGCTAAGGAAGCAGACCAAGTTCGTTTTGTTTCTGAGTTCAAAATGGGAATTAACTTTGCTTTCCCTGATGAGATTGTTAAGTTCTTCATTTAAATAACATTGATGGTGAGGGGTGGTTTCCATCCCTTGCCTTCATTTTAAATTTTATAATATGCCGTGTGCTTTAACTCAAGGATATGTTTTGGACTGTAAAGAGTCCATTGGTGGCATCAAAGCGGTTTGGTTCATTCCATTCGGTGATGTTACTACGATAACAGAGGCATCAGGCGTTGTTACTACTATCACTAAGTCAGCAGGAAAGGTGTTCTACAAGTACCAACTTGTAAAGCAAACCTCTTCACTTACCGAAAACATAACTGTTTCTGTTGAAAACGGAACTGTTTTTTATGCTCAAGAATTGTCAATTATCTTGAATAAACTTCAAGCATCTACAAGAAATGAGATTTTGCTTTTGGCAAAAAACAATCTCCTTGCAGTTGTTCAGGATGGTAACGATAAATACTTCTTGCTTGGTAAGGTGAATGGCGCTGATTTGACTGGTGGTAATGGTGCGACTGGTACTGCTTTTGGAGACAGGAATGGTTATACTTTGACCTTTACTGGCAATGAACCTGCACTTGCTCCCGAGGTTTCAAGTTCAATAATTGCAGGTCTTACTGCGTAAATAGGAAGGTTTAGAATTGAGTAAGGGCATCCATATCGGATGCCTTTCTTTTTGGGTAAAAGTCAAAGGATTATCTATTTAGATACAATGATACAACTCACACAAGGTTCAACGGAGTTCATTTACCTAACATTAACGGAGAAGCAGACACTAGCCTCACCGAATTACTTGTTCCGTTTTGTCAATAGGACTACACGGGATGAGGTTGCTTTTGTGCTTTTGTTTGCTCTTGATGTATCACCTTTCAAGGATAGGTACAATAAGTTTAGTATTAAAGTACCGAAGTATTTTGGATTGGGTAATGTTGGGGAGTGGTTGTATTATGTCTATGAGCAATCAAGTGCTTACAATATAGACTATACCCAAGCAACGGGATTACTTGAGGAAGGAATAATGAAACTGTCACCATCAACCACATTTGAGTACACACAACACGAGGTTGACAATACATACATAACACGATGAATGATTTAGTAATATTGAATTTCCAAGAGGCAAGGCAACCCGAGTATCGGGAGAAGAAGGGCAAGGGGTATATTGAGTTCGGTGAAAAGAACGATTACCCTAACTATCTTTTATCACTTTACAATAAGAGTGCAAAGCATAACGCTATTGTTAAAGGCAAGGTCAATTACATTATCGGAAACGGATGGAAGAGTGATGAATCAGACCCGATAGCAGAGCAGTTTATTGCTCAACCTAATCAGTTTGAATCTTTGGATGATTTGACAAGGAAGGTATCTATTGACATTGAAATCTTTGGAGGTGCTTATCTTGAAGTGATTTGGTCCGTAACTGGTGGGCAGTTGACTGATGTCTTGCACATTGACTATACTAAAATAAGGTCCAACACTGATAATACGCAGTTTTGGTACAAGAAGGATTGGAATGAGAGAAAGGATGAGTTAATCCCGATGATGGCATTCAATACGAAGGTCAGGCAAGGAAAGCAGATACTTTACATAAAAGAGTATAGACCAGGTTTGGACACTTATGCTCTTCCAGGTTATATGGGTGCATTGAACTATATTGAATCTGATATAGAAGTTTCACGACACGTTCTTGGCAATGCCCAAACGGGATTCAGTGCATCCAAACTTATTACCCTTCCAAATGGTGAACCTTCTCCTGATGAGAAGCGTAACATTGAGAGAAGGTTTACAGATAGGTTTAGTGGTAGTGATGGTAAGAAGTTTATCTTATCCTTTACCACTGACCCTGCAAGGAAACCAATCATAGAGGACCTCGGTGCAAGTGATATCACTAAGGAGAACTTTACGAATGTTGATTTAATTATCCAAAACAATTTGTTCGCAGGTCATCAGATAACATCTCCAAGTCTGTTTGGTATTGCTGAACCTGGTCAGTTAGGAAGCAGAACTCAGATGAGGGATTCTTATGAAATCTTCAAGAATACCTATGTAAATGATAAGCAGCACTTCCTTGAATCTATATTCAATCAACTTGCAACATTAAAGGGTGCGACTTCTGAGATTACAATTATCCCTGTTGAACCTATCGGATTTGAGTTGAGTGAATCGGCGCTTTTGCAGATTGCACCAAAAGAGTGGTTATTGGAGAAAGCAGGGATAGATGTTGCAAAATATGCACCAACTGAAGCGGTCCAACCATCAACTAATCAGCAACAGATTGAGACTAATGACAATCTAAAGAATCTAAGCGGCAGACAATATCAGCATTTGATGCGAGTTATCAGGCAGTTTTCTCAAGGTAAGATATCCAAAGAGATTGCTACCACAATGCTCAAATCGGGTCTTGGAATGACCGACAATGAGGTAAATTCAATGCTTGGCATAGATGAGGACCCAATGACTGAGGACTTCAGTTTTTCTGCACTTGATGAGGACACTGTTATAGGCTTATTCAGAGAGGTTGGTGAACCGAAGGCAGATTATAATATCATACAATCAAAGGCGGTTTTTAGTAGTCGGGATGCGTTTGCAGAGGGTGATTTGATAGACAAGACACTTGATAAGCAAATCCTTGCATTAATTGATAAAGACAGGAAGATAAGCATTGATGACATCGCAAGTGCAGTAAGGAAAAGCAGAGATGTTGTACAAGGGAGATTGTCTTATTTGGTTGAATCGGGTGCAGTAAGTTATGACCCAAAGATTGAGGAAAGGAAGTTAACCAAACCATTGAGCAAGTTGGTTGATGATATGGAGGTGACAACCTTTGAGGTTAAGTATTCTTATGAGTGGAAACCAATTGTACCAAGTTCGCAGAGAGATACTGCTGCACACCCTTCAAGGACATTTTGCAGAAAGTTAATATCAGAGGACAGACTTTGGAGTAGAAGCGGAATAGAGATGTTAAGTGCAAGACTTGGGTATTCCGTATTTGACCGAGGCGGTGGATGGTGGGGAGATTCTCCATCATGTAGGCACGAGTGGAGGCGAAATGTAGTAGTAAAAAAGAAGAAATAAAATGAGCAGAAATATATTATTTATCTCAGTAGATACGATAAAGGACAGAACAGGTTTACACGTTAACGTAGACCCTAAACTGGTCTTTCCTGACATCCTTTATGCACAGGATGCATATATCCTCCCTGCACTTGGAACGGCACTTTATGAGAAGTTGCAAACAGGGATTGAGTGCGGTGATTTGAACTGTGATGAGGAAACCTTGCTGAACACCTACATAACACCTTGTCTTGTTTACTATGTTATGAGTGAACTGCCAATGGCGTTATCATATCAATTCTACAATAAAGGTGTAGTAAGGAAGTCGGGAGATAATCAAACTGAACCGAGTGCATCAGAATTGGCAGATGTTGCGAATCGTTACGGAGCAAGGGCAGAGTTTTACAAACAAAGGTTAATCAAGTTCCTCAAACAAGAATCCCAAGCAAGTGCAAAGTATCCTGAGTACATAAACCCAGGTACTGGAGTTGATACCATTGTACCTGACAATGATGCCTACACCACTACAATTTGGTTAGGTGATTACGATTGCGAGAGGTATAAAACTTTTGAAGAAAAATATCAAGGTAATATAAACCGATGCTGTGGCGAATAAAACTTATACAAAAAAGAACCAAGAGAAACTACGTGTTTATCTTGAAAAAATAAAAAAGGATGACCCTAAACCAAATAGTTCAAACGATAGAAAACTTGGGAAATGCTCACCAACAAATCAAGACAACCTATTACGGAAATGCTTTTGATTTCTTGAGCAAGGGTACAGATAATGTCTACCCTGCTTTATTCTTTGACTTAACGGGGGCATCTATCAATGGCAAGAGTTCAACTATCAACTTCACATTGTTTTTTTGTGATAGGGTACTTCCTGAGCAATCAAACGAACAAGAGGTACTATCGGACCAATTACTCACTGCTCAAGACATTATTGCTCAATTGCATTATAATGACTTTGACTTTGTGTTGCAGGATTCAGTAACTCTTGACTTTTTTACTGAGGATACTCCTGAGTATTTAGCAGGAGTTAGTGCAACTATTGCTCTTGATTTACCATATTTACAGAATAGGTGTGAAGTTCCAACAGACTACACATATCCATCTTAATACTATTTAAAGAAAAAGAAATGGCATCAGATTTTAGACCAGGAAAACTTGATATTCAAATTTGGAGGAATGATACTTGGCAGCAGGTGTTTACTCTTTTGGCAGATACTACACCAATAAACTTATCAGGTGCAACTGTTTACATTCAGGTCCGTAAAGGATGTGGTGGTGTACTTGCTTTGAGTTTGACTAATGGAAGCGGTGTAACTATTGGGGGTGTAAGTAATAATCAAATTACAGTAAATAAGTTGGTAGATATTGCCAAAGGTAATTACGTGTGGGATATGCAGGTGACTTTTACAGACCTTACTGTGAAGACTTATTTGGAAGGTGATTTTATTGTGTATGATGATGTAACTAAACCATAAGAGAATGAGCATTGATGTAAATGTACAGAATGATTTAGTAATAGTTACTGAAAGCAGTGAAGACATAACGGTAAACGTTAGCAATGCAGCAGGTCCTGCTGGTGTTGGTGTTCCTGTTGGTGGGAGTACGGGTCAGGTATTAAAGAAACTTAGCAATACCAATTATGATACTTATTGGGCGTTAGATGGTGGTGGAGTTCCTTATAGTGGTGCTACAGGTGATGTAGACTTAGGCGAATATGAACTCAAAGCGGGTCAGGTAGAGTTTGACCAAACACCAACGGGAACGGCAGGTGTTGCGGTAATGAGGTGGAACGATAGTGATGGGACAGTTGATTTAGGTTTGAAAGGCGGAAATGTAACATTGCAAGTTGGACAAGAGCAAATCCTTAGGGTAGTAAACAAGACGGGTGCAAACCTTCTTGAGAGTCAATATAGGGCGGTAAGGATTAGATTAGCAGCCGAGGGCGGTTCACAGGGTCAGAGGTTAGCGGTTGTTCTTGCTCAAGGAAATAACGACACCAATAGCACCGATACAATAGGAATCGTAACGGAAAACATTACTGACAATCAAGAGGGGTTTATTTGCACGAGTGGTATAGTTAGGGGAATTAATACAACGGGTTCATTGCAAGGAGAAACATGGGGAGATGGTGACATCATTTATTTGTCACCTACAATACCTGGGGCAATAACAAAAATCAAACCTACTGCACCCGACCATTCTGTAATACTTGGATATGTAATATATGCTCATAATGTCAATGGTAAGATATTTGTAAAATGCGAAACAGGATATGAGATAGGCGAATTACATGATGTTTACGTACCTACACCATCCAACAATGATGGAATATTTTGGAATACTGCAAATAGTAGGTATCAAAATAATTCTATTGCAGGGGTTTTAGGTTACACACCTATAAGCGGTAGCGGTGCATCGGGACAAGTTGCATATTGGAATGGAACGAGTAGTCAGACGGGGAGTAATAATCTCTTTTGGGATGCTGCTAATGCAAGGTTGGGGATTGGGACTAATGCACCAACTGCTACATTGGATGTCATTGGAAGTGCTTATGTAACAGGAAATTTTGGTTTTAATGGTCAAATAAGAGATAATAGAGATAATGGAATTATAACACAATCAATATCAAGCGTTACCGTAAATCGTATTTTAACTATAGGTAATGCAACTTATTTAAATATAAATTTTCCAAATGGTAATATACTTGTGGGAACTACCACTGATGCAGGCTTTAAACTTGATGTCAACGGAACTGCGAGGGTGAGTGGGAATTTATTTGGCAGTTCTTTTTTTCTTAATAGAACAAATAGTGGTGGTTATTATTCAGGAACATCGGATAACTTTGGATTTTGGTATACTGGTAGTGTAGGTAACATAAGTTTAGCAAACGCACAACCTATTGT